AAGTTCCCGGTCTTCTTCAATTCGGATATGTAATCCAACAATGTTTGGAGGGCGACTTTAAGAAAATCGAACACCCCGGATTCCATAACCAAGTTCCGGAATTGAAACCACGCGTCGCCAAGCATGGAAAGCATTCCATCCCACGTCTTGGATAATTCTTTCGACGCGTCGCGGAATTTGCTTGCGGGGTCTTCCCAAGCTTCAATCAATTTCTTTCTTGTTTCATCGGCGGAATAACTAACCCCGGCTTGGAATCCCAACATGGCAAGAACGCCACGTTCGCGGAAAAGATCGGCGGCACCCGCCCCGGCGGAATACATACGAATGACTTGTCCCGTGGCTTCTTCAATACTAAGTCCGGACGCGGCGGCAAGGTCCCCAATCAAAGGAATCCATTCATTGACTTCGTCGACCCCACCTTTAACGACCCCGGCCAAGTTCGTGGCGGAACCCATTATTTCTTCATAAGAAAAGGAAACTTGGGAGGCATATTCGGACATGTCTTGAAAAAGGCGGTTGCCTTCCTTGACACTTCCTAAAAGGACTTTAAGACGTACGCGGTATTGTTCGGAAGTTGAAGCGGCATTGATAAAGGACTTTGCCAAAAGACCAATCCCGACCCCGGCAAGCGCGCCTTTCAAAGAAAATAAAGCGCGTGAAACCCCACCGATTCCGGCTTGGAACTTGTTCAATCCGACCCGGGCGGTTGCAAGCGCCTTGGTCGTATTTTTCAATTCCTTTTGGGTATTGCGAAAGACCCGTTGACCTTCCTGTTTGCCAACGACCTTTATTAAAAGTTCTAATGTTTGACTTTCGGCCATGGGCGTTTCATCCTTTTCGCTTTAAATAACGACGCCATTCTTTCTTGTCGGCACCATTCGCGATTCGAACCGCAATGGCCATTTGCCTTTCGCGTTCGAATTCAATGAATTGGTGTTCGTTTAAAGCATCAATAAAGAACGAATACCCGTAATTTAAGACGTTGACATGGCCCGCTTCGATGAGGCGACAACATAAGCGCCAAAGTCCGCGACAATCGCCGTCTTTAGATTGTCGATGAACTCTGACATTCCCGTCTTGCGGGCCAGTACGAAAAAAGCGTCATTGACCTCCATAAATTTGTCAAGTATCAATTGAATGTCAGAAAACGCCATTTCTTCAAGGTCTTCAATTTGAACATTTCCGGCAAGGGGCAAGAATTCGTTCTTGATTACGTCCATAAACGCTTCAATGTCGGACAATTTGGATTCCTTCACGGAACCCAAAAGACCAAGGACTTCTTTTACCTTCAATTCCCTAACGGTAAATTGTTTGTCAAAACCGTCAATTTTAAAAGTGTTCGTCTTCATGTGCTTTCCCTTTCAACCCACAAAGCGACTTCGTTAAGTCGTGGTTGTGGTGGTTGTGGTGGTTGTGGCGTACGTCACGTTAAGATAAGGACTTGACGCATGGTTCGCGGTATCCGCTAACCCTTCAGCCATGTAAGACATGGTCAACCATTCTTCCCCGATTAATTGAATCGGACCGTTCGGCGAAATTGTTGCACGCCAAAATTCCCATACGGCATTCGGTCCAACGGGGTTGTCCGAAACAAACTTCAAGGCATATTCCTTGTCGGTCTGATTCAAAGCCGAAACCACGTTGTCCGTCTTTGTTCCCATAAGGAAAACGGCCAAGTTCTTGGCGGCGACTTCGTCAAGGTCAAAGTTTACCACATATTCAGTTTGAATAACGGGGTTCTTGTCCTTGTATCGCAAACCGGAACGGCTTGAATAATGAGGAAGTTTTTCAATTGTGGGTTCGACTTCCATTGACGGGCAATTACCAACGTCCCAAAAATCCGGGGAAGTCGGGGGGCTTGTTCCGTCCCATTCCGCAATGGAAAGAATCCCTTTTCCTAATGTATAATTGTCGGTGCTATGGGGATCGGGCATTTTTAAATCCCTCCTGTATCATGGACATATTTTACGTTGCAAATTAATCGAAATGCAACAAAGGGGGACCAACGTTCAACGTTCCCGTCGAAGGACAAATCCATTTGAAGGCAATTGTCACCAACGGTCGGGTCCGAATAAAGCTTGATCCATAAAGCTTCGGCAAGTTCGGAAATTGCCGTGTCTTCGTCCTTGTTTTCCAACACATAACAATAAAAATCGATTGTAAGTGTCGAAATGAACATGTCGTTATCGGCTTTCGTCCTTCCGGAACGGTGGGGTATTGGTTGCGGAAGTCTTCCGACAATTGCCACAACCGGAAATTGGGTTTCTGCAAATTCGGACAACATTTCATGTCCTTGAATCGTTCGCTTTACCGTCTTGACCGTTTTAATGGTCCCAACCGTTGTTTCAAGTGTTGTTATTATCGTTTCCCGGATTGACATTAACCTAACCTTTGTCGCTTGTAAGTTCCCGCAAATGGTCGGCCAAAATATCGGCCATTCCTTCAACGTCTTCGTTGCTTATTGCGAAGAATTTCCTTTTTTGGTGCAAAAAATAAGCTTTAAGGGGGTTCGGTGTTCCGGTCCGGTCTTGCGTATCTTGGAAGAAAATCCGCCCACCCGATTCGTCAACCGTGTATGTCATTGACGAAAGCATCGAACCCGAATAAAAAAGGTCCGGTCGCTTTGTCGGGTGTCCGGTCTTTGCTCTGAAAAGCGCATAAGACCGGGAGTATGGCTTAAAGGGTCGTCCTTTGTAATCAACGCCTTTAGCGGTACGGGCGTCGATCTTGTCCACAATGTAGGCGGCTAATTTCAAAAGAAACGGGCGGTCGACTATATCGTCATGCAACCTAAAAAGCCGACGTTCGGCTTCTTCCACCCCATCGAAATACAAGGGCATTTTTCAAGCCCTTGCCAATCGACGAAACCGCGGTTGAAATTTTTCTTCTTCTTCAACCGTCAAATCTTCGTCCCAATCGTAATTCAAACCCATGGACAACAACAAGGACAATTCGTCCTTATATAAGTCCTTGAACAAAATCATTTCCCTTTCAAACCCGTCGGGTTCTTGCGAATCCTTCATTAAGTTCATGTAAATCAAGTGAAGCGCCAAATAACATGAACAACGCTTCACTTGATTCAAGTCGATATTATCGGGTTCGAAGGGCGCGGTTTCCCAATCAACGCCCCTTGACACACAAACTTCACGATACCATTTGGCATTGAAAAGGTTATTCAATTGTCGAAAGGCTTCTTTGTGTTGGTCTTCCCAATCCGCGATTCCTAACGACAAAATTTTGGGACGAATCAAAAGTAAATCATCGTCGGTTGAATAAACGGTTCTTGTGGTCATTTATTGGCCCTTTTCTTGACGGCGGTCTTTTTCTTCCTTCCCCCCGTCTTTTCGCCTTTTCCGCCGTCGTCCAAATCCACGTCTTGGTTCATTCCCTTCATTTCCGCGGCGTGTTGCATGTCCGCGGTATTTTGTTGGGGCGTGGAATCAAAAGCGGTTTCCTTTTGTGGCGCTTCCGGCGGCATAACCGGATTTTCCTGTAATACACGGTTCGGGGCTTTGGCATTCAAAGGAACCGTTGGGTATCCCGCTTCTTTTAAAAGCTTGATTGTCCTTGCGTCGCTTGTAACGAATTGACCTTCTTCAAAACGCGCAAGGACTTTGTTCCTTTCCTTGTCCCAAATAACCGACGCTAAACCGGAACGGAAAAATTTGGTCTTCATTAATTCCCCCCTTTACGACCTAACAAAACCCCCATTATGTTGTCGTGGTGGTCGTGGAAGTCGTGGTTGTGGTGGTCGTGGTTGTGGTTGTCGGCCATGTTTGAATGGCGTCCAACGCGGTAAACCAAGCCCGCATTTCGGGCGATAACCCCGGATTGGTTTTAGCCCAATCCCTTTCCTTTTGATATTGTGTTGCCATGTTTTAACCTCCCTTTTTAAAAGTTTTTAGGTTCTGGAAGGCTTACGACGTGGCCAACGAAGTAATTGTTCCGTGGTATTCTTCGGGACCATAGTCAATTCCCATTTGACCGTAAATTTGGCCTTTTTCCGAAGCCCCGGTTCTGGAAAGTTCTTCGTAAAAAAGAACACCCTTTTCCGGCACGGGCAAGAACACGGGTGAACAAACCGCAAGGTCCGCAATCAACATTGTTGCGGCGGGAACGTTGGGTGCCCAAACGATCCCAAGAATCGCGAAGTCGGTTTCAATCTGATTAATGTTAAAACCTCCAACGTTGCGGTCCGCGGGGGCGTATCCGTAAATTTCGGAAATTTTCTGTTTTTGAAAGGCGTTACAGAAAAGGACCGGATTCATGAATTGCGCGCCGTTCGTGGCCATTTCGCGAAGCAATTCGTTTAGGATGTCCCTTGTAAGTGTCGCGGAACTTGCGTCGACCGTGTTGGTTGTGCAAGCGGTAATGATCCCGCGGGTTTTAGCGGCAACATTCGCCGCGGTCGCTTGCTGATATGTTCCATTCAAAAAGGTGTAATCGGCATCGACGGCGATTTGTCGCATATGCGCGGAAATCTGAAAATCCCGTTCGTTTTGTACGGGTTGAACACCAAGTTCGGCAAGACCTGTCGTCCCGTCCGCGGTAATCTGTCCGATAACGGATTGTTTCGCATAGGAAACGGAAACTTGGCGTTGGAAAATTTGAACCGTGTTGTTGTCTTGCCCGCGGACGTAAGTCCAAGGTGTCGGTGCGGTCAAAGACGTGGTTTCAGTAATCGCGGGTTGTGAAGCGGCTTCCAAGGCCCAAGGTTGTGCAAGCGGGAATTGAAAATCCCCGACGGTCCTTATGGCCCCACCTTGAAGACCCCCGACCATGTTAAGAAAAGGTGTTTGATTTGCCCCGATCAAATAAAGTTCCCCGGTGTAATTGGGACAATTCCAAACGGTAGCGGCGGCGTTTGTATTAGCCATGATAACATTCCTCCCGATTTAATTTTGCAAACAACCGGAATGTTACGCGTTACCCGCTTGACGTTGTTTCATTCTTTCCGCATGGATTTTATTCTTCAATGTCAACATTGCGGACGCGTTATTTTTGGTCTTTGCTTCTTCGTATTGTTTTTCAAGCGCTTGTAACGTTGTTCCTTCTTCACCGCTACCGGACCCACCACGACCGCCGGAACCCCCGGTTGTCGTGCGAATGAAATTGTCTTTCCCCGGATACGCTTCCCAAATTTGATTCATGGCTTCGTCGAAGTCCGCCACTTCCCCCGGATTCGCTCGCGAATACAATGGGTCCCCATTGTTATACGCAACCAAACGAAGTTCCCCCGTCTTGTCGTTTTCTTC